CCACAGTTGACCTTTAGTTAGCCACACTTCTGCTTCGCCATGCTCTCTATTTATAAATAACTCTGCTTTGTGCTTTGCGGCTTCTTTCCTAACTTGCGCTAATGTTGACATATTATTCCCCTTTGTTTTTTGATTGAGGTTCTATTGTAGGCATTACTCTTTACAACGTCAAGTATTATTTTACATATAATAAAAAAAAGGCAAAAAAAAGCCCCGCAATAAGCAGGGCATGTTCTATGTGGAACCTAGTAGGACCAGATAACAGGCGCTGTGGTTCGGTCGTCGATGTGAATAAAGGTCTTGGCAATACCTATGCCTTTAAAGCCAGCCTTCATGGCCTCAGATACAATTACATAACCTTCGGCGCCGTTGTTGATTTTAACGTCGGCGGCAATCCCACGGCTATGTGTGCCCGGAGTAGATTTTGCTTTTTCTATGCTGTGGCCTTCTGGGTCACGGTATCCGCTGGTAATCACAAAGGGAAATCCGCAAACGTGCCTGAGCTCATCTAGCCTCTGCACAAAATCCTGGGACATCTGATTATTACCTGTTTCCTGACAATCAAAGTCAGAGATGCTGAAGTAGCGCACTAGTAGGTGCCCTTCCAGATACGAAACTTATCAAAGTCGCCAGACAGCATCTTGCGCTTAATGACATCCTTCTTGGCCTCGTGATCGTCCCAGTTAAGCCCGGCTTCTTTTACCCACTCAGCAACAATGTGCATAGGGATTGTGCCGACTAGACGGCTCTCGCCAGTTTGGCCAATGCCAGCCTCTCGGATCTGCTTAGCTTTCTCAATGTGTGCGGTATTATCAAAAGTCTTCTCGACAACAATACCTGTCGCGGTTGGCTTAATAATTTCTTTAACTAACATTATTTCTTGCTCCTTTTTTTAGCTGGAACCTTTTTCTTGGTTACTTTTTTAGTTGCCGCTTTTGCAGCAGCCTTGCCTGCCTTTGTATAGGCGTATCTCTGACCATTAACCATTGGCATGTCTATTTCCTCATTTTAAAGAAAAAAAAGGGGGCCGGAGCCCCCTCTTCTATACTACATTGCTTAGGAAACAGTGTTATCAGCAATGATACCAGACGCCTTCTCATTCTTACAAATCAGAGTCAGCTCAGTAAGTACCTGTCTGCGAGTCGAATCACCAGTCTTAGCAAGTGCAGTGTTCTTAGTTGGACGCAATACGCCAACTGCCCACATGTCATTTTGCATGATGAATACGTCGCGTGAACGGTTCTCACGAGTAGGAACAAACTCCACAGTGCCCCAAGGCGTTACATAGACTGCAAGGCTTTTAACAACTTTCTCATCACCGGCCTGAACCTGTGAGCGCTGGTTGTTATTACCTGTAAAGCCCAGTGCAATGTTCATTTGGAAGCTAGACAGATAAACTGCGTCTGGCTTTCCGCCCTGTGCCCAGATGCTTTGCATAGTCGCGTCAAAACGTGCCTGAGAAAATGCAACAGCGGTGCCGTCGTCAGTTCGTGCATCAGTACCGTCGCCGGTAGGATCAGCACCAGAGTTACCAGTTTCGTTGGTAGAGTTAGTTACCAACCAAGCTGGAGCGCCAGCAAGCTCACGAGCAGTAGTTGAGTTACCAGCAACGCGAGCGTTGTTAGCAAACAAAGCTGCTTCTATGTCTAATTTTTGTTCTTTTGCAATTTTCAGGGTTTGGTAAGCTTGCTCCGCTGCGCGGCCTGCTTTCTTTAAGCCTTCGTCTGTGTCAGGGATGCTAACAGAATTCTTGAATATCTGCGTATAATTCCCAAGACGGACTGTAGCAGCACGGGCTTCAGAAGCTGTATCATCTCCCTCAATGTGCTTATTGTCAGCGCTTGCGCGTAAGGTGTCGGTTTGCCACTCGTGCAGAGTATTGCTGGCTTTGACTTTCTTACAAGCTGAGTAGAACGGCGTCTCCTCCGGGCTGATTTGATAAATTACGTCCTCCAAGTCTTCCCTTATGCCTTTTGCGTCAAATGAGTCGAACGTGTTTGTTGGCTGAGCCATGATGTATTACCTCAATTTTTTAGGATTAAGCTGAGAGCATCTTCAATACTCCCGCTGGATTTAAGTTTTGATCGTCTCTTCTCGGTCGCCTTTTTACTGCTATTTGTCGGTTTAGCACCAGCCTTCACTGTCCGCGATCTGCGTTTTGCAGGGTTGGCTTTGTCTTCCGCAGCTTTCTTCCCATTCATAATTTCACGGTATTTCATGGCGTCGTGCAATACTCTGATTGCCCGGCTGTCCATTACTTGACCGATCTCTTCTGGCTGATATCCATAGACTTCCGAGCCAACAGCTAACATCTTATCGCGTACTGCGGATGCTTTCTTCTCGTCGGAAAATTCAGGAATCTGCTGTTTCAGGGTTTCCAATTCTTGGTGTAGGTATGCCTGCGTAGCGGCCTGCTGCGCTTGAGATTGCTGTTGTGTCACAGCCTCAAGTTGTTGCATCTGACCACTATATGCCGCAACGTCGTCATCGTATTTTAATTTGGCATCCATGTACCCAATAGGGTCGGTGTCAAACAATTCTCGTGACGGCTGTTGTGGCGCCTGCATCATTCCACCAGATTGTATCTGCTGGTACATTTGAGCAATATTTTGGCGCTCGTGTAAAAGGGCATTGTAAACCTCTTCGGCCTGCTTACGCTGCGTCGCAGCTTCTTGCATACCCCTTTGGACGTACTTCTGACCACTGTATCCTTGCTTGAGCTCATCTAAGGTTACAGCCACTTCCTGTCCATCTACTTTGACAGTGAATGACTGGCCTTCTTGGGCGGCATCTTCAGTATCTTCGTCGTCCTCGGAATCATCCGTTTCCTCATCTGACTCATCATCCTCATCGGAGTCGTCGTCAGGAGCCTCATCATCTTCATCGGACTCTTCTGATTCTTCTTCGGGCAGTTCATCCTGCGCCTCCAAATCTTCTTCAGGTTCAATAATGCTGGCTACAGCACCTTCAATGGTGCCATCAAATTCTACTTCTTGGTTCTCAGTCGTTTCCACGGTGCTGTTCCTTTCTCTTTCTTGTCGAATATTGCCTCGTCCGCTAATACGGTGTGGAAGTAATCTTCGATCTTATCTAGCGCCCTGATTATATCATGCGCATCGGTAATAGCCTCACATTGAGACTGGCTGTTCAGGAATACATTAACTTGCGCATCCCGAATCTCTTTAATGACTTCCTTATAGGTGTCGTCATTGCTAAGCGTCCGTACTCTGGCCGCTTTTGCTTTAATATTCAAAATCTACCGCCGGTTACAGCTTGCGCAGGGGCTTCTGCCGGGTATCTAGGCACGTTCTGCATCTGCTTAACTTGCGCTACATCTACTGCTGTGCCGTACTTACCAAGAATCTCAGCGGCGCTAACCAGTAGGTTCTGGTCCATCTTATCACGCTCCCGGTCATCTGCTGCAATAGCCTTCTGGGCATCAATCTGGAGCTTAGCCATGTCAGTCTGAGCTTTAGCCTCGGCCTTTAACTGCTCTGCCTGTAGATAGGCTGTGCCTTGATCCATTGGCGGCTGTTGCTCACCCTGCTGCTGCTGCGCTAATAACTGCTGCTCTTGCTCTGGGCTCATAGGCGCAAAGTATCTGTCGGCATTTCTTACGCCATTTAACGCCAGCATGTCTGCCAGTGTATTGCGGATCTGCGACATCGAAACCAGCCCATTTGACGGTCCATAGCTCTGGAATATTTGCATCTGCATTTGCAGCGCCTGAGTCAAGGCAGCATTTCTTTGGTCCTCACGACCAGTGCCCAAACCAACATTCACAGAGGTATCCATCTTCTTGTTCCAAGACCGTGGATCAACCGGGATGTAATCTTCACCGCTAATGCGCATTATTTTTTCTTCGTCACAATTTTCTATGACTAACTTTAGCATCAGTTTGAACATCTGGCGAACACCGCCTTCAGCCAGATTCCTAGCCATTACCTCAATCTGCCCGGCAGCTCCCTGCATTGTAGCATTTACTGCGGTTGCAGTAGTAGCCTGTAGGGCGTCAGGGTTAAGACCTAAACTAGCTCTAGATATGCCTACTTTTTGCTCAATAGCTGAGTCGTAGTATTCAATGGCCGATAACGTCTGTGCAGCAACAAACGGTACGGTGAGAGGGACAATTGCCCCGCCCTGACGCACCCGGACGATTCCGCCGATTTCGTTATTTAGCATGTCATCCATGTTAACTGCGCCATCGATGACTTCGGTGCGGGGGTGGTTAGTTAGTGCAACATTATCTAACACTCCGCGCAGCATCATTGTGGCAGCGTCTTGGTCCTCGCATAGTAGGTCAGCAATAGACTTGCCATAAAAAGTGTGAGGCTCAGGGTCAATTTCAAACGCAGCAAACGGCTGGTCTCCCCAAGGCTCAAAGCTTAATAGCTCATATGCAGATCCGCCCAGAACAACTTTTTGCATTTCTGCAACGCCAGTTCCGTTTACGTCTATCTTCATGTACAGCTCGGTAAGAGCCACAATGCGCATAGACGGGTCCATAGCATTATCGTCTTGCTGGTAATCCTGCTCATAGCCTCGACGCTCATAGCGCTCGACATCAGAGAAGGTGTCAGAGTGACCTAACCCAGACAGCTCAGACACAACATCAAAGTCGTAACCCATTGCTACCAAGTCGCTTACTCTGACCTCGGTTCTGTGGCCAACAACGTATGCCGTATCGATACTCTTTGCGTTCCGATCAATAAAAAACTCTTCAGGCGGAACAGACTCAACGCAAAGGTCGCCCATTTCGTTGATCTTGCTAACCTTCAAATCATGGCGCGGCATTTCTATTTCAGCGCCAAACTCGTCTAGCTCGATAGAGATGTTAGTAATGTGCTCTACAACTTCAACATTCTGCTCATTGACGATAGTAGAAAATTCCATGTCATTCAAGTTGTTAAATGTGTACGTTTCGCTCTCTTCGTATGTATCCCAATAGACCTTAACAATTCCGGTCTTTTTCAAAAGGGCATCATGGAAAACGTCATTTAATACATCGTATCCGTTCAGCTCTTGGAACTTATACTGGATGTATTTAGTAGCCTGCTCGGCAAATTTAATATCTTCTGGACCTGTAGGCACAAACTCAACCGGGCGATCAGTAGATAGGAATACTCTAAGCAAGCTTGGCTTGATAGATCTAATGGCGTCGCGGACCTTGGTTGATACGACAGATGACCTGCCTTCTTCTTCGCCAATATCGACTTCTCCGTTGTAGTAGCGTTGGGCCTTAATTCGGTCCTCAGCTACATCACTTTCAACAAAATCAATAGCGTCCAAAATTGCTTCACGCGCAATGTTCTCAACGTCATCTGCTTCTAATGGTTTAAGTTCCACTTACTACTCCTAGAAAAATTTACCAATCTTAGCCGGAATTGAATCTGTCCCGCCGGGAATTTGCGCGCCTTGCTGTGATCCTGCTGTTCTAGCTGTCTTGGCAACACGGGCCGCATAAACATCAAGTTTCTTGAGCATCTCACCAGTGACGGTATTGTCTTTTAATGCTCGCTCTACCAGCTCTGGCGACTCAGAATACAGCATTTTGACTACTTCTACCATCTGTTGGTCTGACAGACCTTCAGCAGAGGGGACCATGTTCATCATTAATTTGGCTACCGCTAACGGGTCTCCACCTAAGCCTCTGGCAACGTCATCCATCCCAACACCGCTGCCTCGCAGCTTAGCTTCACGCTGCAAAGCTTGAGTCATAGACTGAGCCCTTGGCTGAAGAATCTTATCCATTGACGTAGCTTCTGCGGCCCTGCCTATGTCGCCTAGCACTTGAGGCGCCTGATTTTCAGGAAGCAATATTCTTAGAGCCGCACCTAGCTGAACATCCTCTTTAGCCATATTCTCTAGCGTTGTTCCACTACGCCGCGCTCGGTTATTTAATGCCTGCATAGCTCCAGCTCTAAATGCAGCCAAATTTTCTTCTGGCAGGTATCGGCCACCCATCTTCTTGTCAAAGGCTGCTCTAGATCCCTTAAAGGCACCAGTTTGTATGGCTTTCTCATATGCAGCCTTACCTCCAACAATAATCTCAAGCTCATCAACATCCATTGTTAAAGCTCTTTTTTGGCCTAGCTCAAAAGCCTCGTTCTGAGACTTCATGCCGGCATAACCAGCTCGCGCCTTACCAAGATCTGGGGAAGATGAATCAATCGACTCGCGCAAACCGCCTTCTTGCCTGCCTACAATCCCAGCCAATCTACCCCGATTTTCGGTGTACAAAGATTGCGTGGTTTCTTTAGCAACTCTCCGCATTCCCTCCGCATCTTCCAAAGTTGGCATTCTATTAAACTCAACAGAACCATCTGGAAGTGTTTTAAATAACGGAACTATGCCCTCTGCATTGTAAATCTGCTCAAGCTCTTTACGCATGTCTGGGGATCGCTGAGCAATATTCAGCATCTGATCTGAAACCTCTGGGGTTACAGTTTGGCTTTCCGGTTTTGCATAAACTTTACTGTAAGCGTCAGACCTGTCTTCTTTTAGCTGAGCCTCTGTTGCCTGACGTGCTCTAAGCACGTTTGGATCATCAATGTCTGGGGCTAAAGCGCGGTTTATTGACTTCTTCGCCTCTGCTGTTGTAGATTCTCTTCTGGCTCCACTAGCACTAAGTATTGCCGGAGCTGTGTCGCCACCTTCATTTACCATGCCTTTAATAGCAGCAGAAAGAGTTGCGTTATCAGCAATAATACGGCCATTGGCGACGTCTGATATTACTTCATCAACAGTCAATCCGGTTGCCTTTACTAACCGTAATAACTCAGCTTGCACGGCGGTGTCAGCGCCTTTCATTTTGCGCCTAACGAAATCCGCAAGACCTCGTACCAGCTTACCAGCTTTTCCCGTAACTTTTTCTGCGGCTGTACCTACAATAGTTCCTGTGCCAGTTCCTAACGCTACATCCTGCAATGACTGCCCACTAATAGGGTTAGCCTCAGATGTTCCGATTGCTGACAACGCAGATTCGCCTGCCGAGACTTTCAGAATGCGAGCCGTATTAGCCGCAGCACCCGTCGCTCCAATTCCCGTCAGTGACATAAGAATAGATGGAATAAAAGCACCGGCCACCTCTATACCTAGTGACTCGCCAGGATTTTGCTCTTTATAGTCGCGCAAATTTTTTCTTAGCTCATCTCTAATTTGCTCATACTCGCCGCCACCTAATGATTCAGGTAGCGCAGATCGAACAGCGGCCTCAATTTCATCACTAAAACCAAAAGACGCACCCTGAGCAAATGTGCGCCCACGCTGAGATTCAGCTACGGGCTTTTCGATTACTGCTGGCGTATATGATGCTAATATTTCCGCTTTTGTTCTAGCCATTATTGTTTGGCCTCCAAATATTCTTTTTTATCCGCAGCAGGCATTTCTGCCCAAATCGTGTAAGTCATTTTAGGGTCGCCAATTGGGTACTGTGAAATAGATGAAGTGTAAGCGTCAACTTCAGATTGCTGTTCTTCCATGTACTGGCTTAACCCAATCCCGCTTTGCAACCTTCGGCCTCTTTTGGTCATTTCTCGGTAGAGCTTGTTTTGCGCTTGTATTTTTTCGTCTAAATAGTTTATAAGGTCTTGACCTTTTAGGGTGTTAGGTATGTCTCTGCTTAACGCTAAATCTAGCTCTCGCTCGCTCAACGCACCGAAAGTTGCGCTGTTAATAACGTCGATACCTAGCGTAGTCCTTAAAGAATTAAACATTGCAGTGTTCTCATCAAACGCTGGCAAGAACCTTTCAAATACGCCTGTCATGACGCCTTTTTGAGATGCCGCCAAGTCCCTAGCTGACATCATAATATCAATAGACCTGTTAACTTGCCGAGATTGATCGAAAACGGTTTCGCCGCGTGATCTTGCGGCATCAATGTCAGCAAGATTAAACGCAGAGTCGCTTTCTAGGCTGGCTTTTCCTTTGGAGGTTATCCCTCGCGTCCCCAGCTTATTTACAGTGTATCCGCCTTCTGCATTAGGATTGTAAGTAACGGTATATTCGTCGCCAGCTTGTAGCTGTACGTCGCCAACAAGCATATCTTCTTCAGCAATCCTAACACCACTAATGTTTTTGCTGCTGTAATCCGTGCCCACTGTTTTCTTTCTAAACTCTATCAGAGCATCTTTTGCCAAAGACGGATTAGCTTCAACTATAGAGGCAAGTTGATCTTCACCCTGAGAGCGCAAATATTGAGCAGTTTGGTTGGCCTGCTTGCTTAATGTCTTTTGCTTCTGTCGATCAACATATGCCTGCTGTATTCCAGTGTCAGGTGCATAGCGCATAGTATTGAACATGGCCTGCAAATCTTGCATCTTCTCTTTGTCGCCAACAAAATTTTGGATGCCTGAGCCAAGGCGAGATAACAATCCCTGCTTAGGCTGAGGGGGCTGTTGAGGAGCTTGCGGGGGAGCCTGTTGAACCTGAAACTGCTTAGGCATTGCTCCGCCCATTGGCTGGTTAAACTTAGCCATAGGATTAAAGCCAGCAGCCGGGTTAAACGTGCCGTTAGCTTTAAGGCGATCCATCTCTGCCTGCATCTGTTCTGGTGTCATTATGGTTACGCTCCCATTTTACCGATTAAAGCCAGAAGGCCACTCATATCGACGTCGCCTTCATTTGTCTGACCGGGCATCATTGGCTGGCCCATATTTGGAATCTCAGGCAAAGGCATCATACCGCCGCCGCGCTGTAGTGGTAGCATTCCCGGAGGCTGGTATTGGTGAGACATGCCCTGCATCGCGTTACCTATTCTATCTGCCATACCCGGCTGCTGAGCATTTTGCATTGCCTGACCAAACGCTGCGTCAGTTGCTGGGTTGCCTTGAGCCATTGCCTGACCTATTGCCGCAGTATTATCCATTGCACCAGTGTTAGGCGCCATGTTGGGATCTAGCAGTTGAGCCGCATCCGTAGGTAGAGCTAAACTTGGAGCTGTAGGACCGAGATTCATCATATCCCCGGTGTTGGCTTTCATGCCCTCAATTAATGCAGGGTCAACCATACCGGCACTCTCCATCATCTTGCGGAGCATCTCTTCTTTGTCATCTTCTTTCTTATATCCAAACATCTTATAGGTCCTTGTACAGTTCACCGTAGTTTACAGCCATATAGCCGGATGGGGTGGTAACTACCATCTCAGGCATCACCTTCTCTACTTCCTGAGCAATTACACCCAGTGTCATGTGGTTGTCTAAGCCCTTATCTATGGCGTCCTCAGTCCAATCCCAAGTGTAGAGACCTAAGCCATTTGGCAGGTTTCCTACTTGGTTAATATTGGTCTTCAGTCGTGCGTCAGAACCAAACAAGCCTGCTGCCATTGTCAGGTAATCTGTAGCGCCAAGGTCTTTACGGGTCTGCTGGCTCTGAGGTATTGGAGATGCTCCAAGTGCCTGAGACAGTAATCCGATAGACTGGTATGGCGACTGACGGTAACCTTCAAACTGAGCTTTAGCCGCATCAATAAGCTGCTGCTGGATAGCCTGCTGAATCATACCCTGCTGAGCAAGGTTCTGGTTAACAGTCTGGCCCATTCCGAAGCCAAGATTAGATAGCGAGCCTAACTGACCAGCCGCACCTAGACGCTGACCAGATCCAGCCAATCCTGCCTGCTGATTAGCTAACTGAGCCGCCTGAGACTGCTGAGCGTTAAACTGTCGAGATTGGTTAATCGCATTCTGGTTATTCATCATCTGCGTATTGGCAGCACTAGATCCAAACTGCCTAGCTTGATTTAGCGCGGCCTGATTAGATAGGCTTGCAACATTACCCGCCTGAGCACCAAACTGATTTGCTTGATTCATTGCGGCAGCATTAGTAAGCGCAGCAGTGTTACCTGCCTGAGCACCAAACTGAGAAGCTGCTTGTTGCTGTGCCGACGCCTGAGCTGCTGCTTGGTTTTGAGCCGATGCACCAAACTGTGAAGCTTGATTAGCCGCCTGTGCGCCAAATTGCCCGGCTTGATTAAGGGCGTTTTGATTTGCCAAAGCAGCCTGATTAGCAGCGCTTGCACCAAACTGTGAAGCCGCCTGCTGTTGCGCAGATGCTTGAGCAGCAGCCTGATTCTGAGCAGATGCTCCAAATTGCGAAGCCTGATTCGCAGCAGCTTGATTTGCCAGAGAAGCCTGATTAGCTGAAGACGCGCCAAACTCACTAGCCCTCATACCGGCAGACTGATTAGCAAGAGATGCTTGCTGGGCCAAATTGGCAGTAGTTGTGCCAGCCTGAAGTCCAGCTTGCTGATTAGCAAGACCGGCCTGCATTCTTGTGGCGATATCTTGCTGGGCCATTCCTTGAGCCTGATTGAATCCAGCCTGTCTAAGTTGCCCGGCAGACTTTGCAGCCTGATCAGCAAATGCTCTGTTTGTTTCCGACTCCATAATACCCTGTCGAGAACCACCGAAAGCGCCAGCAGCAGTTGCTTGAGCACCAACATCGTTAAGCGACATTTGGCGAGCCCTGTCTAGGTCAGACAATGTAGATTGAACTACTTGGCTTTCATATGGGTTAGTGTATTGGCCAAGGTTTGTGCTTCCTAGCTGCCCTGCGGCAACATCACGGGATTGGACAACAGGTGATGCAGCTATTCTTTCAGCTTCAAATCCAGTAGCCCCTGTTCTTTCGGCGCCGTATCCTTGCGCGTTTACATTAGCAGCCTGAAAACCTTGCGAGCCGGTTTGAGCTGGGTTATAGCCTTGCGATCCGTAACCAGTAGATTCTACGCCAGCACCTTCAAACCCTCTTGCTCCAGCTCTAGTCGCGCCATAACCTTGGGCGCCAGTGCGAGCAGCTCCATAACCTTGAGCACGGCCCTGAGATGCTCCATAGCCGGATGAATTAACATTTAACGGCTGATACATCATCTCTCTACCAGCTCCAGCCATAGCGCCTTGTATGCCCCTTGCTGCGCTTTGGTTAATGTTAGGTGGTTGAGCTGAGCCGCCACCTTTTCCGCCGCCACTGCCAGGATTTTGGCCGGGGACATCCATTGGATCGCCTTGCATTATAGGGTCTTGGGTTGTAGATGGACCGCCGGGAGGGGGAAAGCCACCGGGGGGAATAAGCGGAATACTTTGTCTGCCGAGCTCTTCAACACCACCGGAAGGTAAAGCTGGGCCAAGCGTTCCAGTTCCGGGTGTCGGGCTGACCACATTTTGTATATTTGGGTTAAAAGGCACTTGGGAAGTTGGGCCAAACGTCCCCGGCCCAAAGTTTTTTGGGTCAAACGTCCCCGGTCCCGGTTTAAGGCCACCCATCATCTGCTGCCCAACCATCCCTGTGTTCTGAGGTACACCGTTTCCACCAGCCATTATGCTTTCCTCAGATTCATCATCATTTCGTCAACATTATAATCCATGTTTTGGGCTATAAGCTCGTTGTCAATTGGACCTTGTGGGAAGTTGCCGCCGCGAGTGTCTGGCATTATTGCTTGCCTGCCTCCGTTAAAAGCAAAGCCTCCAGCATTTCCGGGATTGCCCATATTGTAATTAGGCATACCCATAGATCCGCCTTCACCTTGGAAAGGGAAATTGTAATTGCCTGCGCCAGAGTTGTTACCAAATAAAGCGTCGTACTTTTTGGCGTACTCTGGCTCTTTTTCTTTAAACTGAGCAACAGCATCTTCAAACAGGGGGGCAGAGCTGTAGCCCGACATTCCGCCACCGTAGTCTGTCGCCTGTGGCATACTGGCCATAGCATCACCCGGAGCGGCCATGCCAAATGCAGCGGCAGCGTCTAGGTTGTTTTGCATAGATGCTTGCTGTGTAGGGTTAAAACCAGCAATGTCTGGGCCATAGTATGGCATGTAGCCAAGCTGCTGTACGTCCTCAGCTCTCTGCAAGTTTCTTATAGTCGGCGCCTGCGCCCACTCTGGAATGGTTGTTTCTGCTGTTTGGCCGCCGCCTTTACCACCGCTCATATCATATATCCTTGCTAAGTGTAGTGAACGCCTCGGCCCACCCTTTGCTTAATAAGACCCTTGCCCAGCCTCTACGGCCAGCAACTGTCATGCCCGTGCATCCTTGCGATCTTGCAAACTCTACCGCCGACTCATCCATGTCTACGATTTGATTCTTTTCTCCGCCAGCCAAGAATATGTGAAACACTTTTTTCCTTGGAAACGAGATTATTTCTGTTACTGCGCAGCCATTCGGAGATGGCCAAAACTGCATGTATCCGCTCTTAATAGCTTCGACAATATCTTCGTACTCGTGCGTCCCGCCGCTGTACTCCAACGCCGCTTTAATCCACTTCTCACAACGATCTAATTCTTGCGCTAATTCGGTCATGCGTCCCCCTGTTGTAGGGCCCGATTATAGCATTTATTGACGACTTCTGGTTATTGTTAGGGCAATGGGCTGAGACGCCGGAGCAAATGAAGTTGCAACCGCTCCATCAAGCCATAAAGCAGTGTCAGTCACAGCAAATTTTGCCTGCAAGTAAGAGCCTGCCGCAATATTGATTTGATCGTTTACGCCAAGAACCGCATAGGCGTTGTTAGCGTCCAGAGAGATTCTTTCAGAATGATCTATGTCAGTCCCGTTAACCGACAACCAGTAGTAAGCTGTCTTCGCCGATGAATTTGATGATTTAAGCTGCAAGTGCCCTTGTATCGAATAAACTCCGGCCTCTGCAAACATTATTTTAGTGTTGTCAGATCCGTTAATTGACACGCCGCCGTCTGCACTTACTGACGTAAAAGCTATCGTATAGGCAGTGTCTGCCTGAGCTGCGGTTATGCTGCTGGTAGCTGCAAACTCACCGTATCCGTCAGCTAGAACAATTTGCCTATACTCGCCATTCTTAGATACTACCGGGTAGCCTGTCCTGTCCCACAGAATAACGCCATCATCAAACGCTGATTCGCCTGCAATGTAGTTTGCAAGCTTTGACCTTGTTCTAGATAAAAAGCTCACCAGACGTTCGCCCCAAGGCTTCCAATCCGGTCCTAACGGGGGTGGCGGATTCTCAGCTAAGCTCATCGATTACCGCCGGGGATTACGTTCAACCGCATTTTGCCAGCTCGCCAGTCTTTAAGTTCGCTGCCATTAATGCGCATTCTAACTTGCCGACCACTAAACCTAGCTCCTGTTGGATTAGATAAAGTGAATGGCCCATGACTGGTTTCGGCGTCGTTAGGATAGAACCGAGTCTTAAAGGTCAGCGTGACATCGCCTTGATTTAATTCATCAGGGACTATTTCGTTAACCTTTGCAATCTGATCACCCTGAGCAATAGATACAGGTCCGCTTTCTAAATACGTTTCGCTGGTCCCGTGATCATATCCAACCTCGTGGTTGTACACGTTACCTGACGTATCAAACATAACCGGGTTATCCAATACGCCAGCATCAACCGCTGCGCTGCGAGCAAGCTCACCAATATTCCAATGCCCTTCCTTGTAATCAAATATTACATAGCGGTCGTTCTCAAGAGAATCGCCGCTTGGGTAGAACCACCAGATCTCTCCAAACTGAGAGTTGTTAACGGCAAATACTTTGCTTTTCTGAGAATGGTTTATGTCTTTAAAAACGTGGTCTGAGACGTCGCAAGGCATTTCCTGCACAGCAGAGCCGTTGTAGGTAAAGAAGCTCTTAGAGCCCATCCAGAAGGCGCCCTCGTCTACGGCTACCGCAGACATGCGAGAGATTGTTCCGCACGACGTTCCAACCCGCTCAAAACCGTAAACAGTTGGCGGTCCGTTGTAGGTTGCAACATGCGCATCGACAGATGTTAGCAGCAAAGTTCTGCCTCTCACCGGGATGCCACACATTAGCTCGCCAGAGGTCTGAAGCTCAAGGTCACCCGCTTGGTTGGTCGCAGCAGCGGTCCAGACAGTATTATCTTCTCTGTCACACCACTTCACTAATCGCGGATTGCCGCCAGCTCCAAGAGCAAACAGGAACCGCTCCTCGGTGACAACAATGGCGCCATTGCCTACTGGGGCATTAGTAATAGCCGCAGCCTTAGCGGCAGTGTTCAATTGCCATTCGTATATCTTGCCGTCCTTTGAAGAGCATGCAATCAGATACTGACCCCAAGTGTCCATTGACCACGTTGTGACCTCTTCAGGGACTCCATCATACGGGCGCTGTGTGCCGAAATCTGACAAGCCATAAAACGACCCGCCATACCCAATATTTTCTGTGGCATGAAGGTCACCAGAGGTAAGGCCGACGGGAGTAATATCTGCAACAGTGCTACCGGGGGTAAGGTGATACAGTTTTTCGTAAGTTCCCGCAGCAATGTGCGCGTCTACGCTGTTATCGTTCCAAGTGAGCGCCCCTCTGGGAGCGTATGCAAAAGCACTTGCCTTTCTTGAGGTCCAACCGCCAACCGGGCGAACAGATCCGTTCTGCCACCTAATAAGGTTAGCATCTCTCCACCGGCCAACTGAATCTAGGTCAGTACCGTGCTTAAAGACGCCAGCAGGAATATCTATACTAATGTATGCCATCAATTTTTCCTTTCAAGCAGCAACGCTTATTTTATTTCTCGCGCTGAACGCCTTTGGTTTTTTCTACGGTGCGCATGGCGCCTAATCCAAGCATACCCATCAGCACAGTAGTAAGCAGGGAGCTATCTACTGGGGGGACAGTAACCCAGATACCCAAGATAGGGGATAGGATAGTAGAATAGACTAGCGCGAAGCAGCACGACCATCCCACCGCTGGACGCCATCCAGCAATAAACAAAGACTTATGTGCCGCCTCCACCTTGTTGACTTCCAACTGGCCCTTGGCTAATTCTTGAGCATGGCGTTCTGCCATCGTGCTTATCTCGTGAGATAGCTTAGCCTTAACATCCTTGTCTAGTATGAACTTGTCTAGCAGGTTAGAAACTGGGCCTATCAATGCTTGCAACATATTATTGTATCCACTTTGAGACAGCAAAAATTGAGATGATCACGGGGTACATCATCCATAACATGCGCTCTAGCTTGTTAAACCTTTGTGCGCCATCATCAAGCCTACGTTCGATGTTGGAGTAGCGTTCAGCGCACAGAGTTTCATGAGCCTCCATGCGGGTGATCGTATCTTCTGCCATATTAGAATCCATAATAGTAGGCTGCGGAAAACGCTGCTAATAAAAGCAGGCCACCGCATATGTTTTTAACAATATCTTCATTTTTAGATATTCGGCGCAGCTTGGCCATTCTTTCTTTATTCAAGCGCTCCTTGTTTTCCATTAAAGACCTATGCTGTATTGCCAGCATATCGCGCCAGACTTCCCGTGGCGTATGTTTTTTAA